GTTTTAAGTTTTCTCCACCAGTAGCAACATCTTTAGAAATCATTTTCATAGTAGTACTCATAGCAGTACCACCTGCTTCAGCAGTCAAACCTACCGCACTCATTGCTGCAGATAAACCTAAAATCTCTGGTGTAGTCAAACCTACTAATTTTCCTGCTGATGCTAAACGAGTTGCAAGTCTTAAAATACTTGCTTCATCTGTTGCTGTGGTATTTCCTAATTCAACTAAAGCATTTCCAAATTGATCTATTGTTTTTGGTGATTCACCCATAATGTTTAAGAATTGCGCAATATTAACCGCACCTTCATCAGCCAATATATTAGTAGAATCGGCTAACATTATGATATTCTTTGTAAACTTTGGAATATCTTTAATACCTACGTTTAATTGTCCTGCTGCTTCTGCAACTGCATATACACTTTCAGTTGTGGATGCAGTTTCCAAAGGTATTTTAGATAATTCAATTCTTAATGCTTCTAATTCTTCTTCACTACCTTTTACTGTTTTTCTAACACCTGTAAAAGCACTTTGTAATGAAGTAAATTCTTTTGTAGCGACAACACCAGCACCAACGATAGGCAATGTAAATGCCTTTGTCATACCTTCGCCTATTGTTTTTAATGCTTCGCCTGTTTTACTACTAGCATTTTTCCAAGCATCAACAAACAATGTTAAAGAATTGTCTTGTGCTAGTTCTCTTTGTTGTTGCAACAATTTATTATATTCGATTGTTGTATTTGCAATATCTCTTTGCAAACCTTCGTATTGTTGTGCTTGTTCTTTAGTCATTAAAGCATTGTTGCTTGTTTGACTATTCACAAGTTTTAATGCGTTTTCTTGTTCCTTTAACTTGTCTTTTGTGTTTTGTACCATTCTAGCCAAAACTTCTTTTTGTTCTGCTAAATTCTTAACACTTTTTGCATCTTTATCAAAAGAAGAAGTCAAAACATCCATCTCTCTTTTTAGGTCTTTTGCATAACCTAAAATGCTTTTCATCTGTGATGTAAAATTGTTCGCACCTTCTAATTCTATGATTGCACCAATTTTAGTTAAAGCCATAGACTTCTCCTCTCTTATTTCAATCTCAATAATTCTTGAACACTTATTTTAGGTTTCTTTGGCTTTGCTCCACCTTCATAAATGCTCAAACAAGAAATCATATCAAACATTTCTCCAATGGGTGTTATCAAGATTTCTTTTTTACTCATACCTATCTTTCTACCATAGAATAAGAACCAAGATAAGTTAAGTCTTATACTTGGTTCTTTTCTTCTTTTTTTTTCGTTTCCTCAACCTCGATTGATGTTTCTGCACCATTACTCATACTACTTAATGCGCTTTGCATTAATCTTGTGTAGTCTTTTTCATTTAAGTACAAGATTTCTTCAACAGAGATTACATTAGGAACGTATGAAGGATCATCGAAATGTCTATTCATTTCGTACCCTTCATTTAAAAAGTGAATTATTTTTGCGCCTGTTTCCAAACTTGTAGGCAAATCGCCTTCAAATAATTCACCAATTCTTTCAATTTCCTTATTAGGACATAGACTTGCTATTTCGCACGTTGCCTTTACTGTTCTTAAAAAACGAACATCCTTTCCACGTATTTTCATATTATGCTCCTGTAATATTTAATAATGCTTTGATTACATTTTCTGCTTCTTCTTCTGATGGAAGTTCTTCAACAAGGTTTTTCCACTCGTGATATTGAGAATCATCTCTCATTAGAGTAGCTTCGAGTTCAGTTGTTTGGAACTCGATTTCTTCTTCTTGTGTAGCAGCATCTAAACCATCAACATTGAAAGCAGCCTTCTTGAATACAACAGCTGTATAAGTAGTGTTTCCGTTTTCCATATATCTAACTACAAAACCAATTGCAACATATGGAATCTGTTGTCTATCATCATACTTAACAACATCATAAGTATTTTGTCCAACTGTGATTTGTTCCGCTGTTGGTAAACCCATAATAAGTTTTCTTGCAGGTGCTTTTAAGCCATCAATTGTCATTGTGATAGTAGCGCCTGTAAATACACCACCTACTGATTCTGCAACAACATTATCAGCATAGAAATTTACACCATCGCCACTTTCTGCTTCTACTGCTACATCAACACCTCTTGCTAATGGCATACCACTTGAATAAGTAATAGCACCGCCATTGTAGTTATAAAGCGCAACATAAGGTTTAGAATAACCAGTTATAACTTTTCCGTTAGCCATAAATTAATTCTCCTTTACATAAAAAGAACAAACTAATGTTTGTTCCATAATTTATTAATGCTTTCATTAAGGCTATCTTCCATAACCTTTAAACATTGTTTTCTTGATTTTCTACTCGCTCTAGTAAATACAGGGTTTTTTTTCATATAAGATGTTCCATTTTCTAATCTACGTGCCACCACAACATTGGGTTCATCCAATTTGTTAACATCTCTATTAACGCCTGTTTTTCTATTTATTTTATCTCTACTACTTTGTTGAATTGGAGATATACCAAAACCACTTAAAATAGATTGTTTTTGAATGGTCCTTAAACCAAATCTTTCTCCATCTACCCATCTTCTATCATCAACTGGTAAATTTAAAAGTTGTTTTCTTGTTTCATCAGCCACAACATCAGAACCTTTATCTAATGCCTTTTTACTTTCATTTAATACAACCATTACATTACTCAAATCTGCAATTTGCGTAATTAATCTATCAAGGTTTTTAAACTTAAATCTCATATTATTTGAAAGTCCCAACTAAAATGATATAAATTGGTATCGTTCTCGTAATCGACTGATGATAAATTCCAACCACAATTTTCTAAATCATTTAATGCACCTTGTATTTTCTCAACCGTACTATCATATTCTACTTGTGTAAAATAATCGATTGTACCTGTAATTACTTGTTCCGCTTTGTGATTGTTTGCTTGTAAAGAATCGCCTTCGCCATCTTCTTCCCAAACACAAAATGGAGCTTGTAATCTTGGTCGCCAATAATGATAAACTTTTAGCCCATCAATACTAACAAGTGCATCCCTGATTTTCTGTAATTGCAACATCATAATTTTTCTCCAATTTAGATAAAGTAAGTTCGGTATAATCTAGTCCAACAATTCTAGCTGTTTTATAACCATTGATAAAATCTTTTTTAACAATTCTTGTATATTCGGCTTCTGTGTTTCCGTGAGAAACGTTGTCAATTCTAAATTGATCTCCATTTCCTAGCTCTACATATTGCCCAATGCTTATATTTTGTATGCCTTTAACTCTAACCAATAAATCAATTCTTTCATTTACACCTTTTGCCAAGTATTGCCTATTAATACCTATTGTTCTTCTTTCAAACCAAAATTTATTAGTTCTTTTTAATTCTTCTTTTGGTGCGTTTCCATTTTCTGATGTATCGATTAAATCGCATATAAATAAAGTTCCACTATCAAACATTGTCTTTTACCTTTTGAGCGAAAATTCTATTGTTTAAGTTATAGCGGATCATTCTAGGCATAATAGCAACACCATCTTTACGTTTGTCGTATAACCAAGCAGCATACATAACAACCAATAATGAATCATCAATTTTTTCAAAGTCTAATGTGATACCTTCTCTTTCAATAAAGTTTACACTTGATCGAATATATTGAGTTAGTTCTTGTTCCTTACTTTGTTTTGCTTCATCATCCATATAATCAAGTATGAGTTCTAGGTTGTTTTCAAGCATTTTTAATAGAATTGCTAGTTTATCTTGTGTAATGTCCGCCATAACTTACCTCTTATTTCTTTTTCTTTTTAGGTTTTTCAACCACTTCATCAACCTTTTCATCTACGATTTCAGGTTCTTCAATTTTCTTTGGTCCTTCTATCTTTTGAATTAAAGGTGTTTTTTGTAGGTTATTAGCTGAAGAAAGTTCTTTTAATCTTTCTTCGCTAACTTGTAAACCTGCTCTAGGGAAAATGTCGCCCACTTTATATGGGCGATTTCCATCTTTTAAGTCTGTAAAAAACTTAATAACTTTATACATATTAAGCACCTGTATTAGCTGTATCAGGAGCAAATGTCATAGTTGCGTTTGGTGTAGTACCATTTAAGCCAATAGCAACAAAGCCTTCAGCGATAGCTGGTTTGCCATCATATCTAGCAGTACCTTTGAATACTGTTTGATCTTGTAAGAATCTTACGTGTTCGCTTGTAGCGAATCTAGCTCCTGCTCTTTCAGCAAGTAAGTATAAATCGAAATAACCACCAATGATTACGTTATCAGGGATGAAATCTAATACTTCGATAACACCACCAATAACAGGCATAACACCATTAACACCAGCAACAATTGCGCCTGAAGCATCAACTGATACACTAGCAGCAACTAATGATGTATAAGTAGTTTCGTTCATAACCCAAACTTTCTCGCCTCTTGAATATGAACCTTTAGCATTGCCAAACGCTTCAACAATAGCAGCGATTAAAGCAGCGCCTGTTGTACCTGCAGCGATTGTTTTAATGTTAGTAGTATGTAAATCAACCCAAGGTCTAGCTGTTGTAGGGTAATCGCTAGGTTGTTCAGTTTGAGCAAGTCTAGCTAAAACGCCTAATGGTTTCTTGTTAGCATCGCCATACAAAATAGCCTTATCTAATGCTTTACCTATTGCTTGTGATAATGCAGTGATTAATTCACTTGCTAAATCAACATCAGAATCTTCTAAATTAGCATTACAAATTGCATAGTAGCCACCTAACTTGTAGCAATCTAATTCAACATCATTGAAACCTAAATCAAGTTCGTTTAAGTTAGCGCAACATTCAGTCCAAATCGCCTCATTATATTTGCCCATAATTACTGCACGAGCTTCGCCAGCTACTCTACGTACATCAACGTGTTTGTAAAGTTTAGAATATTGCATTACGTTTTCTCTAATTAAACCTAGGAAAACTTGCGGAATAGTTAAGCCTACGTTAGTTAATGCTCTTTTTTCTTGCATAGCAGTTCTAACTTCGCCTAAATAATTTTTTACATTCTCATCAGCAAAGAAAGCATCTCTTTCCTGTGAGTTTAAATTGAAAAACTTTCTTGTTTCCATTTTTACATTTACCTTTCTTTCTTCGTTGTGAACTTCTTCGTTTGCAGGGGCTTCTTTTTCCTGCTCTGCTTCTAAATCAGCAAGTTCATTTTCTAATTTAGAAACTTCATCATTAAGTGTGTTTTCTTTTTCATCAAGTTCAGCCTTTTCGTTTTCAAACTTTTCAACTTCTTCTTCGACTACCTTTTTTTCTTCATCACTTAATGCTTCTTCGATAGCCTTTTCCAAATCTAACTCTCTAACTTTTAATTCTTCTTTTTTAGTAAGAATTTCTGCTAGTTCAGTTCTCTTCTGGTCTAGGTTCTTCTTTGTCATTAATACTCTTAATGCCATTTTCAGTTTCTCCTTTTAATCTTTGTTTCAATTTCTCAACCCAAACTTCGTGTTCACGTTTTTTAATGTTTTCTACATCCTTGCCTCTAGCTTCAATTCTTGTAGCTTCATAAGCAGGAAAAACGCAAGGACTAACTTCCCAAAGTGGGTTTACCTTTGTTATTTCAAAGTGAACAGTGCCATCCTCGTTGATGGTTCTTTCTTCTTTTTCAATATCAAAGCCAAAACTACACCCTGTTATGTCGCCTCTAGCAATTCTTTCGTAAACATTAACCGCTTCTGTGTCTTTCTTGTTTAGCTTGATTCTTCCCCACAAACCTTTATCATCTTGTCTTAACTCTAATGTTCCGTTAGTAGTTCTTCCCAAAACAACATCGGTATTGTGGTTATATAAAGCTCTAACATCTCCGTTTATTGAGTCTGTAAACGCACCTTGTCTAATGCTCTCGGTAGCACCATCCCATACGTTGTATATCTCGTTAAATACGGAAAAATAACCTTCAACATAAAGGTCATTAGAGTTTTCATCTGATCTTGTTTCAATGTCGTGCATTTGTAAATATCTCTGTACCATAAATTCTCCTTTACTCGTTTCCAACGACTTTCTTTTGCTTGTCTATTTGGTCGATTGGTAAGTAGTTTTCTAACATTGTAAATTCGCTTAAACCTTCAACTTGTTCGTAGCCTAATCTATCTCTTATTTCGTTTCTAGTTAAAATACCCTTATCAGTTAATTCTGCTAACTTAACAATAGAATCAACGTTCCAATCGTAAAGCGATAGAATATTAAATCTTAAATACATTTGTGGAGATAAGATTAATTTCTTTGTAAGTTCTTGTTCAATTCCTTTAGCAATAGGTCCTATCGTGTTTTGAATAAAGTTATTCCATTCATCACGATTAAAATTTCCTACACCTAATAAAAAGGCAGGTACGCCTAGAATAGCTGCAACTGTCTTTTTATCTAATTCAACTGTTGAATTGATTGCTAAATCGTTTAAAGAAAGTGGTTTAACTTGTTCTACTTGAAATTGTTCTGCTGGAACTAACCAAGGTTGCCCAACTTCGCTTGATTTAACATAACTTTCTAAAATCTTTTCTCTGCCTTCTTTTGTTGAAAATTCATCGACTAATGCATCAACCTTAACAATCAAACTAGGTTTCCATTTAGATTCCATAAACCCTTTTTCGGTTTCTCGTGCTTGTTTCAGATTGTTTGCAATGTCTTTGATAATTACATTGATTCCTTTTCCTTTCCAAAGGTAAATATCATCAACGTTATAAACAAAATGCAATAAATCATCAGGTCTTTTAGCTCTTCCATCGATTAATACATAATAATCTCGATAACTATTACCTTTAGCTTCAAAACTAATTCTCCTAGCAGAAATAGGTTCTAAACTTTTTATAATGCCATCATATGTATGTGGAACAACAATAGAATTTCCTTTTCCATATAGCAATAGATTCATTACGATAGCTTGCATCCAATGTGAACGTGTCATAGTTTGTATAGGGTTTATATCAATTTTTCTAGACAACTCATTTATGATACGTACATCACCATTTTTTGTATTAGCCATTAAATGAATTGTCATTGAACCCATTAACTCGGCTATTTTCTTACAAGCAGTCATTATTTCTGGGTTTTTATCTAACGATACATACCCAGTTGTGCAAAGATTGTCAAAATCGTTGCTTAAAACATAAGAAACGATATTTCTTTTTTCTTGCGCTTGTCCTTTCATTCTTTTTTTTCTTGCCATTTTTCACCTCTAATCAAACCAACCCTTTATTTTTTCTGCTTTAGTTTGTGCATCTGAAAATCTTACACAAGCAAAAACACTAGCATCAAATAAATCTATTCTTTGTGTAGGGTTTACTTTTTCATATTGAACTGCATCATCAGTTTTCTCTATTGCGTGAACATTTGCTACGCAATATTCATATGCTTCGCTATGAAGATAATAGAACTCTCCATCTTTAACTTTTTTCTCGATGTGTCTAAAACCTTGTGATTTTAGATAAAAATATTGTGGTTGATCCACAACTTTAAAACCTGCTTTTTTCATTTCAGGAAAATATTCTTCTCCTGCAAACTTTCTATCGTGTCCTACTTCTCTAATCTTGAAGCCTTTATCTCGCATAGATTTAAACCAATTCACCACATCTGCCATATTTACAGTGTTTGAATTACACATTGTAAGCCATCCATCTTCTTGCCAACCAAATAAAGGAATGTTATCTTCATCGCTCTTTTTTGCAGCTTGTGTTATAGGAAAAAATGCGTGAGTGATAACAATATCAACCCCTTTATAGTTTCCATATAAACAAGCAGCAGTTAAATCACTCATTCGTGATAAGTCTGCTCCACCATACCAATCAATATTGAATTTTGCTAATTCATCTAAAGTCCAATTGTATTTGGTGTCGCTTTGTTTAAATTCTTCTATATCAAACCAAGATTTCATTGATGTAGTATAAATGTTTAATCTTCTACTCAAAAAATCTTTACGTTTAATAGGATCATTTTGCGCCTGTAAACTTGCGTTTAATATTTCGTCAGGTCTAATAGTAATACCATAGTTTGGGTTTGCTTTTTGATGTTGAATAGGGTTTGTATAATCAACATTCCCTTTATCATCTGTGTCAGCTCTAGCAATGAAAACAAATAAGTTATCATTTTCAACTATTTCATCAATAACTTTTAAACAATATTCTTGATGTGAATAGCCAAAAGTATTAATGTTATCACCTGCGGTCGTAATTCCACAACAAAGCGAGTTCTCATATGCTGCAGTCGCTTCTTTGAAACGATTGTATTGAGCTGCTTTTTTATAAGATGCAACTTCATCAGCAATAACAAAGTTTGTATTAAATGAATCTTGTGCATCTGGGTTTGTTGGCATTGCGATAATTTCCATTGAACCATCAGGTTTACCATTTGATGAAAAATTGTATTTTATGCTGTGTTCAAAAGAGTTATCTCTTATTTCAAAACCTTTTTTATCAAACCCTTTATATTTCACACTAAATGTCA